AGAAATAAATAAATGGGGTAGGTTATTACAAGCTCAATGGATGCAAACTAAAGCTCATGGTGACGATGACGATGAACGTTTAAATTTACATCGCATACGATCATTAGCTTACATGGAAGAATGTATTGCTTGGAATGCTGACGGTAACTTTGATAGAGTTTCTGCTGCAGGAATGCTATTCTTACTTAGAGAAGATAGAGTTAAAAGAACTGCTGTTGCTAAAAAAAATGGTGACAAAGTTATTGCTCAGAAAAGCGATGACCCCTTCTTTTCTAAAAACTATACAAATATTAGAAACAAATTTTAGCTATTAGTATAAACAGTTTAATAGAAAATAATTGCAAAATTGTATAAATTAAACTGTTTTATTTAGTATATTTGCAAGTTGAATAATTTAAAAGATAACGATGGATATAAGACACAATTCAAAATTACCAAGACAACGTCTTCCGTATGCTAAAAAAAATAAGCAATGGAGACAAGATTGTATGATGTATGGAGACTCACATTCTTTCTACAATAATGAAGCTATTAGGAAAAGTTTAAAAAATAAAGTAATCAATCTTAATCTTTATAATGGGATAGTTGATATTAGAGATCTGTCAAATGTAGTTAACCCTAGTCAGATTGAAGCAAGCTATGTTCCAGATAATTTACCACATCACCCAATCCTTGTACCAAAGATAGATTTATTAGTAGGAGAAGAAATTAAAAGAAGATTTGATTATAATTTAATTGTAACAAATCCAGATGCTATTACATTAAAAGAAGATGATAAAAAAACTTTTATAATTCAGCAGCTTACTAATTTATATCAATCTCAACTTGGAGAGAAGGAGCTTGAAGCTAAAATGGCAGAGCTTGAAAGACATATGAAATATAACTGGCAAGATATGCGTGAAAAAATGGGTAGTCAAATACTTAAGCATTATCACCAAGAACAACATTTTGATGCAATGTTTTCAGCTGGGTTTAAAGACGCTTTAATCATGGGTGAAGAAATTTATCAATGTGATATTGTGCAAGATGAACCAGTATTAACTAAACTTAATCCGTTAAAGGTTTATACTACTATGTCTGGAAATTCAGATAGAATTGAAGATGCATCTCTAATTATTGTAGAAGATCATTGGTCTCCTAATAAAATTGTAGATCATTTTCATGATGAGCTTAAACCTGCTGACATAGATTATATTATAGATTATGACAGTACTGGTACAGGAAGCGGTTCCTATTCAGAAGATGATCAAAACCATACATTGTTGAGAGACGGTGCTTACACTGGTAATTCAACTTACGATGCAATGTTTCAAATAGCTGAAATTAATGGTCATACATTTGGTTCTAACTACACAGACGCTTACGGTAACATACGCGTACTTAAAATGTATTGGAAATCTGTAAAGCTTATTAAAAAAGTTAAGTACTATGACGAGTTTGGTGAAGAGCAATATAAAATTGCATCTGAAGAATACATCGCAGATAAAGACATGGGTGAAGAAGTTAAAGACATGTGGGTTAATGAATTTTGGGAAGGTGTTAAAATTGGTAAAGAAATTTATTTAAATATTAAACCTCGTAAAGTTCAATACAATAAAATGACAAACCCTTCTTTATGTCACGCTGGAATAATTGGTCAAATTTATAATACAAACCAATCTCAAGCTGTATCTTTAGTTGATAGATGTAAAAACTATCAATACATGTATGATGTTATATGGGACAGACTTAATAAAGCAATTGCAACTAACTACGGTAAAATATTTGAATTAGATATTGCAAAGGTACCTGAAAACTGGGAGATAGATAAATGGATGCACTTTGCAGTTGTAAATAAAATAGCTGTAATAGATTCATTTAAAGAAGGAAATCAAGGTGCCGCTACAGGTAAGTTAGCTGGGTCTATGAACACTCAAGGTGGACGAGTTATGGACATGGAGACGGGTGCTTACATTCAACAACACATTCAGCTATTAGAGTTTATTAAAATGGAAATGGGTGAGATTGCTGGAGTATCTGCACAACGTCAAGGTCAAGTTGAAAATAGAGAAACTGTAGGTGGTGTTGAAAGAGCAGTTAATCAATCTTCTCACATTACAGAGTATTGGTTTATGTCACATGACAACTGTAAGATCAGGGTGTTAGAATGTTTCTTAGAAACAGCTAAAATAGCTTTAAAGGGTCAAAACAAGAAGGTTCAGAACATTCTGGACGATCAGTCTATTGAAGTACTTAATATGGACGGAGAAACGTTCTCAGAGCATGATTACGGATTAGTTATTACTACTAGTTCTAAAACTGCTGAATTAGAACAAATGATTAAACAAAATGCTCAAGCGTTTATTCAAAACGGTGGTACAATGTCTACTATTATGGATATATACTTTAGTCCATCATTATCTGATATGCGACGTAGACTTGAAGACGCTGAAGAACAAATGCATCAACGTCAATCAGAATCTGCAAAAGCAGCAGATGAAACTCAGAAAGCAGCTAACGAAGCTTCTGCAGCTATGCAAGAAAGACTACTTCAAATGCAAGAGGCTAAAGATTTACGAGATGATGCAACTAAACGTTATGTTGCTGAACTTAATCATAGTTCAGGAGATGTAGACAACGATGGTATAGCTAACCCTCTAGATGATGATAAATTTAGACTTGATATACAAAAACATAAAGATGACTTAGCTATTAAAATGAGAGGGTTAGATCAAGACATGATGAAACATGCTGACAATACTGAGTTAAAAAAGGAATCAAACGCTATTTCTAAAAAGAAGAGTATTAAATAAATGCTATTAGACGGCATAATCAACAGTAAAATAAATTAAATTTATATTGTTTATGTCGTTAAAAAGTATTATCTTTGTACTTTATAAAACATGGAAGAATTATGGAAGATGAAATGAACTTAATGTCAATGTTTGATTCCGATAGTGAATTGAACACTGGTGAAGATTTTAACCTAGATGATTATATGGGTTCGCCCGATAATGAACTGGAAGATGATGATGAAGATACAGACACCACGCTAGTTGGTGATAAAGTAATAAAACCTATTGAGGACAAAAGTCCAGAGAGCGTAGATGGGGATGATGATGACGAAGGAGATGATTCTGATGATGAAAATTCTTCCAACTTATATTCTTCCATCTCAAATGTTCTTTTTGAACAAGGAATTATACCTTCGTTAGAATCGTCAGAAAATATTAAAACTGCAGAAGATTTTGTAGAAGTATTTAAAAAAGAAATTGATAATCAAGCTAACAGTAGACTTGAAACTTATCTTGCTAATTTAGATCTTGAAAAAATTGGTAATTCTCGAAGAGAGCAATTAACTTTAGATTCAATAGATGAAGATTATCTTAAAGACAATTTAGAAGCTGCTAAAGATATTATATTTAGAGATTATTTAAATCAAGGTTTATCTGAAGATAGAGCAAGAAAATTAGTTAGAAAAACTGTTGACCTTGGTACAGATTTACTTATTGAAGACGCTTTAGAATCTACAGCTAGTTTAAGAGAATATGAAAGACGCAGTGAAGAAGCTGAAAAGGTTCGTTACAAACAATCACTAGCTGATCAAGCTGTAGAACAAGATCGTATTAATGATTCTATTAAAGCTACCATTTATAATTCTAAACCAATTATAGAAGGTATGATTACTAACAAAGCTTTGCAAGATAGAGTTTATAAAAATATGACAGAAGTTGTAGCTAAGGATGCTTCAACTGGTGAACTTCAAAATAAATTTATGCAAACTAGAGCTGCTAATCCAGTAGAGTTTGATACTAAGATGTATTACCTTTATGAGCTTACAAATGGTTTTACCGATCTAAAAGGTATTTCTAAAACTGTAACTTCAGGAGCTGTTAAAAAATTAGAAAGCGTATTACGAAAATCTAAATTTGAAGATAACGGTACACCAGGTTACATGCAAGACTCAGACAGTTATTCAGGATTTGGATCAGAGCTAGTTTATTAACATTAACAACATTGCTAACAGCAATTAAAATATTGTCTACGTTGTAGGCATAGAATATTCTAAAAACATATTCGCAAATTTAACATTAAAAAAAAATAATTTTATGTCAGTAGGAAAATTTGTAATGACCAAAGGGCAAGCTTGGTCAGGTTTAACATTAAAGAATCACATTGGACAATTGTTCGGGTCTAAACCAGAATTGGTTTCTCCGTTAACAACTGTACTATTGCAAAATTCAGGAATGAAAAATCTTGATACTACTTTATCATTATTCCCTGTAAAAGAATTGGCTGCTGGTGCAACTGATTTTGTATGGAAAGTAGTGGGAAGTGACGAAAGAAACATTCCTCTAGTTGAAGCTAGATATAATGGTGCAATAGTAACAGTAGGTACAGTAGGTGTAGGTCAGGCTAGAGCAACCTTTGAAATGGTATTTGCTGAAAAATGGTTTACTAAAATGCATTTGATTGCAGGTCATAGACCAGATGTTTATCAAATGAGAGTTTTAGAAGAGCCGTATGAAGAAGGACAGAACTACGTTTATACTTGTGAAGTATGGGGTGGTCAAGAATCTTTAGCGGGTATTCCAGGAGACGAATTGTTACCAGGAATGAAATTCTCCATTGAAGGTGCGCCAGTTGAAGATGAACTATCTATTCAAGGTGCAGGTATTCAATTTACTTCTCCTTACTTAATGAGAAACTCAGTAACATCTATCCGTATGGAACATAAAGTTTCAGGAAAAATGATTGACTGTAAAATTGAACCAGTTTATTTCGCAGGAGTTGAAACTCGTGATCCAGCAACTGGAAAAGTTCACAAGTCTGTAACTTGGATGCAAGAAGTTTACTGGCAGTTTGAAAAAGCATTATCTAGAATTAAATCTAGAACAGTGATGTTTGGTAAAACTAACCGTGATGAAAATGGACGTTACTTGAATAAAGGTAATGCTAACATCGAGATTAAAGCAGGTTCAGGAATTAGAGAACAAATGGAAGTGTCTAACACTACTACTTATAATAAGTTCTCAATTATGTTGGTTGAAGATTTACTATCTGAATTATCAGAAGGTAAGTTAGATTTTGATCAACGTAAGTTTATGATGCGTACAGGTGAAAGAGGAGCTGCTCAGTTCCACAGAGCTGTAACGCAAATCGCTTCAGGATGGCAAGCAATTGGTTTTGATAATACAAATGCCAATGCTATTAAGCAAACTACTTCTAGATTTCATTCAAATGCGTTTGTTGCAGGATTTCAATTCACAGAATGGAAAGCTCCTAACAACATTCACATTATGTTGGAAGTTGACCCAATGTATGATGACAAAGTGAGAAACAAAGTACAGCACCCAGATGGTGGTGTTGCTGAATCTTACAGATACGACATCTTGTACATCGGAGCAATGGAAGAGCCTAATATCCAAAAGATCAAAGTTAAAGGTTCTGACGAGCTTAGAGGTTACATTGGAGGTATCAGAAACCCGTTCACTGGACGTAGAGGTGGAGATATGCAAACAATGGAAGATTCTGCTACTATGACTGCACTTTGTGAAGGTTACGGAGCAATGGTTAAAGATCCGTCTAGAACGGCTACACTTAAGCCATCTATCATTGACTAAATAATTAAATTATACCTTACCCTCTATTAAATAGTAGGGGGTAAGTTTATAACATTACTAATAAAATCTTGGGAAGAGGATTTAACAATTGAAGAATATGAAAGAAGTTACTAAAGTTGCAAGTACATTTGAATTACCTAATGAGGTAATCATTGTAAAATATATTAACAGACGTAGAGGTATGGCTGCTAACGTTGAATCAAATCACGTTATATCAGGCGGGTTACTATCAAACGCTGTAAGAAAGTTTTCAGCACCGCTACAAAGAAACGGTTCTATTAAAAACGTACTGACTAATGAAGAAAAATCATTCTTAGAAGATGCTACAGGATTAGATTTATCAATATACGGAGAGTTTTGGAATAACTATTATGTTAGACTAGGAAAAGACGATGCTGGTAATAGATTTGATACTAGTTCACCAATGGACTATATTTCACTTAAAATTCTAGAAAGCTTATCTAAAGATGAAATTGCTTTAACATGGGCGGATCGTAATAAGAATCAAACTTACCAATTTGCTATTACTCGTGAAGACGAAGAAATGCTAGAAAGTAAAGGTAGATACGATGCTAAAAAAGAAGCTTTCAAACTATATGGCAAAATTGAAGAAGATAAAGAAAAGTTATTTGGAGTATATAAATTACTTACAAATAAACTTGTATCTAAAGAATCTACATTAGGATGGTTACAACATAAGATTGAAGAAATCATTGACCAGACTCCAGCCAAATTTGTTAATGTAATTAGTGATAAAGCTTTCTATACTAAAATGTTAATTAACTCAGGTGTTGAGGCAGGGGTTATAATTAAGTCTGGTAACAAATACTCAACTATTGATGGTTTAGACCTATGTAATGGTGGAGAAGTAGCAACATTTGATAATGCTGTAAGTTATTTAGATTCAACTAAGAACCAAGAAGTTCGTTCTATCATCGAAGCTAAGATTAATAAAGTTAAATAAATATGACATCACAAGAGTTTAAAAATGAATTTTTAATACACTACAATGCCATAGCTACAAGTTCTGCTCCAGGATTGGATGATTATGAAATAAGTGTATTTTTAACTAAAGCTCAATTAGAAATTGTTAAAAATTATTATGATCCTTTAAGCAATCGTAAACAAAAAGGTTTTGAAAGTTCTGAAAA